CCTTTAATATCAATCCAGCAATGGCCTTTACCTTTATGGAAGTAATTAGTGCCTGAATAAGAACCTAGAGTTGCTGTAGTCAAAGTGACGGCACCTAAGGCAGCAACACTTCCAGTATTAGTAGCTCCGTTATTCTTAACCTCACTTATAACAGTTCCTACTTTTCTTCCTGAGTAAACAAACCTCTCGTTTGTGGAAACAGAATTGCCTGATATAGCTACCGTAACTGATGCGTCATCTCTAAATTGATAGATAATATTCCCTGTCGTATTAGCGACATAAATCAAAGGCGATCTGGCAGTAACTCCTGCTACAGAAAATGGCGCAACTATCGCAGCCAAACTTTCAACATCACCAGCAAATACTACGCAGTGGTCATCTGAGAATTGCCAAGGCACCGCACTCAAGCTCAGATAGTCATTCGCTCCGTCAAATTGGGCGTAGCTGTAGCCTACTCCGTTACTTGCGGGGGCTGTTGTGGTGGCTACGTAAGGGGATGCGGTAGTTGCGTACTTCTCAACTTGAATATCGCCAATCTCTATATCTGCGTTAGCTTCAATGAAGAAATCTAAATAAGGTACTCCAGCTGCGCCAGAAATAGTTGCTGCAAATGCCCTGCGTAACCCATTGCTATCTTGAGTCCCCAAGTCAATTGGCGATATAGCAGTCCCGCCCCTCGTCGCGATTGAACCAATTTTTGCTAGGTTGCCCCTGTAGTGAAAGCTAATGGCATATTTTGTAGCAGTCGCATCTATCCCGCAGTTTGCGTTGAAGTTACGAAGACCACGCGGAGTTGCGCCAGTCTGAAGTCTGGATGTTGTAAGACCTCCTGCATATCCAAGTCCGTAGTTAGCAGTAATAGCGTCACCCGCCCCGCTTACTGCGTAGTTGTAACTACTAGGCGTAGCTGATGGATACGTCAGATTAACCGCCCCCTTCCTCTCCACTGGCTTGTTAGCGTCTGTGGCTTGGGTGGCGTGGATGCCGATTGGGAATGATAATGTGCTTACGGAGAATGATTGGGCTACTGAAGAGATAAAGAGGAAGCATGAAGTAGCAGTCGTAGCAGTAAATGTCAGAGAAAATGTCGCGCCAGCTGCTGTAACTCCAGTGTTTGTTATTGTTGCTCCTAGACCGTTATAGGCGTTTCTGGAGTACACAATTACACCTCCCGCCCCTGCTGTAGCAACTAAGCCATTTATGGTATATCTTTGCCCTACTACTGTAGCTATATTCACATACACCCTACAGCTCGCTGCTCCTGCTGTACTTGTGAATCCAGTAGGTGTCACTCCTGACAGTGTATTGTCATAAGTTGCAACTACACCAAAGTCAGCAACAGCAGGCGTAAAAGAACCTTGAGCCGCATCATTCATCCTACCCAACAACCCATCAACACTAGCCGCAGTCGTTCCTGCGCTATCTAGGAAGTTACCTGCCGTGAGGCCATTGATTACTCCAATGCCGGGAATGTAGGCGTGTGCGTCTGTGCCGAAGGATCTTAGAACATTCAGCCCTTGTTGGAATATGGAAGCCGAACCGATCCCGCTCATTGATGGGGTGAGCATCATGCTAATGTCCCACCCAAAACAAATACGTCATCAGAGATAGCCAGCAATGTGCAAGCCGCGTACTGCCCAGCAGTCTTGGTGGTCGATGCGTAGCTGTTGATTGTCGTGCCGCTGGCTGTTGGTGTTATCTGACCAGTGCCAAGCTGAATGATGGTGCAGTTGAATCCAGCTTTCAGATATTGCGGAACCGTAAGGGTGATGGCGCTTGCGTTGTTCATGGCAATGACGCGGCCATTGTCCTCGTCAGTCAATGTGTAGGTCGTTCCTGTTTGCACATTGGTTGTCAAAGAATCACCTCGGTATCCGCTGGGGCCACCAAGCAGGCTAGATGAATTCAGGCCACACTGAACACCTACTATTTGCTGCGTCTTTGGATTTAAAAGCCACTTGTCTGTAGCTGGGTTGATTGCACGAACGTCCATGTTAATCGTGTGATTCTCCTTAGTTACGCAGTGAGTTGCCGCGACGAGCGATCATCGTGACGGTTAGACTTGAAGCCGCACCGCCAGAAAGCAGTGGGCGGATGTATTGAGGAACCTCAACGATCTGTTTTGTGCCTTGGGCTGTGAACGTGGCTGGTGTGCCTTGGGCGTTGTTCAGCGTGTCCCAATTAGCGCCATCGTTGCCATCATTGCTGATGTCTGTGATTGCTGCATTGACTGTTGCCATGTTTGCTCCCAATAAAAAACCGCCCGAAGGCGGCTGGTTGTTTGTGAAACCTCTACTGCTACAAAGTACCCATACCTTGAACAGTAGGGCGGAATGCTTTTATATTTACCGTGTCAGTTGCAGTGAAAACTTTAGCCTCGCGCAACATCATTATTGCGTACCGTGTCGCGCTCATAAGGTCGTCGCCCTCTTTGACGAGCTTGCCATCCTTGCGGTGATACAGGCGGAATTCCTCGAACCAGTCATGCAAGTGCTTGGCAACCTTGAAGCGGCCAGATTGCATTCTGTCCAGCATATCCATTACGCCAGCCTCAACGCCATTCGAGCCGTCTTTGAATGTGGCCCGAACCTTGAGCATGTTCACATCGTATTTCCTGTACTGCTCGGCTAACTGCTCACCTGAACCTTTGTCGTGCTGCAAGCCATCGTGCGGCCATGCAACAGGTATCCACTTACCCTTACCGTTGATGGTGAGCGCGTGGATCGCTGGCGTGGCTTCTTTGACTCGGTAGCAGTCGTACACATGCACGGTATCGGTGTCTCTATCCCACGCAATCCACACCGCTGCCGTTGGGTGATCCCAGCCGAAGTCCATCCCGCAGATTCGAGGCCAATGGCTCGGAATTGATACAGAACGCTCTGTGATTACGTTTTCGTCTATCGGGAACACTCGACCAGATCCAAGTGTCGGCGTACCCATGGCGCGCGCATCGCGCTCATGTGCTGGGTAGCTTGCGATAATCGCCGCCCTTTGTTCTTCCGTATAGTGCAGAGCATCATGGATCGTCATGTTGGTCACATGCGTCCCCGCCACTTTGTCTATCAGGAATCGCTTAACCACATCCGACATCCCCAGCAATGGGGTGAAGGTTAGCCACACAATTCCATCCGTGGCGTTCGTTCTTGTCAGACCTTCGGTGTATATGTCTTGCGGTGGTTCTTCATCGAACCACACGAAATCTAGCGTCTCACCTTGGAATCGCTCTCGCCCTTGGTCGTAACTCTTTAGGGTTATACGGCTCACACCACCTGACTTATGGCGCACCATGATCGACTCGATGGCATCAGCAACGCCATGTGCCGCTCTCTTAATCTCGATGATGTTCCGCTTCGGTATCGCGCCAGATCCCCAGCAACCCGGCTGTCCTAGCAACAACCGCTGCACAGTGTCGCGCGTTACTTGGCTGGTCATTGATGCACCCCATCCAGTAACAGGCGCATCAAATACAGCACCATCCCACCACGCTGGATAGTCTCCAGTCAGGTGCATGGCTGATTCATACGCCGCAGAATAAGTCTTGCCTAGCTGGTTGCCAGCCTTTAGCAATCGCTCTCGAACGCTTAGATCAGCCCCTGCTTTATGGAACTCTCTCTGCTTCGGATAAGGGGAATAGCTATACAGCTTGGTGCAACTCAACTCTTCTTCCGCCTCTTTCAGCAAGGCCGCTCTAGCCTCAACCGAAAGTTCGTCTATCCAAGATAAGTCCATCACGCCTTAACAACCATCCCGCGCAACTTTATTGCAACCAACTCAAGCATGTCTCTCGGCAGGTCAGCCAGCATGCCGCTCTTCTGCTCATTGTCTCGCTCGAACATGCCCAAATGCTTCATAGCCTGTTCGCGCGCACCCTGACGTTGCGCCCACTTGAACTTGCGCACAAATATAGGCGCATCCCTGTTGCCTAGCTGCTCAAACTCAACTTGCGTCAAGGACATCCGCGTGTCCTCATCAAGTTCAGTTATTTCCTTCAACTGCCCATCTTCTCGGTACAGCTTTGCCGGATCAAACGTAAGCTCTTGGACGATACTCTTGACCACCAGATCGGCTGTCAACTCATACTTTTTAGCTACTGCCTTCGACCTATCAGAGATAAGTGTCGAGATTTCAACATCTTTCAACAATCTCCCGCCTTGGCTGTATGCGGTCTTTGCGCTATACCCAGCCATCTTTGCTGCTTCAGTGGCATTACCACCGTTTGCAATATAGGCATCAACAAAAGCTGACTTTCTTGCAGCCGCTGCGTCTTTTGATGTTCCAGCTTTGACGGTTTTCTTCTCGACCACCTTCTTAGCTGGTTGCTTCTTAGTGACCACGATCAGCCTTCCACCACAATATCGCTCTGACCATCGCTCTGACCACGGCACTTACCCGACCCATCGCAATCAGGGCAGGACATAACGCCATCGGCACAGGCTTCAACGATGTTCTCGCGGATCGATTCTTGGATCTCGGCTAGGGATAGATCCTCGCCGTTGGTGAGCTGGTCATCGCTCTTGAGTGATAGGTAGTGGGCAGCGCGCTGCTGTACTACCAACTTCATGCCCTCTTGGTCTTGGTCGGATACAGGAAGGGGCGCGTAAACACCAGTGAACTCCCCGGCATTCATACCCAAGAACGCGCCTTCGGCTGTCTTGAACTCATGGACGCTGATGTTGAGACTGCGCATTACTCACCCTCACGGATGTAGGTTGGATTGGATTGGGCTTTACCGAACCCGGCGTCGAACTCATCTTGGCCGCCGGATTGAGACTCATTGAGCTGGTTGGCGATCTCCATAGCCGTGGCGAAACTGTCAGCCGTTTGAGGTTCTGCCTCGCCGGACTCGCTGTTTGCCTCTTCAGCAGACTCTTGCGCGCCTGTTTCCATCTCTACGGTGAAAGAGCCGTCCTTCTTGGCACAGATCTCGATGGTGTAGAGAGTGCCTTCATCTTCAGCTTGAGGTTCTTGTGTTGGGTTCATTTGATCCATGATGTTTCCTTTGGTTAGTTACCAGCCCATCCAATTGATGAACAGGCTGACTGCGATTGATAGAGCGCCGAGAAAAGCTGTGTCGGCCATTGCTTCGATTAGTGGGTAATTGCCCATGTGATTGCGGCTGAGAGTACAGCCCATAAGATTTTGCTAACGATGTCGTCGCGGATCTTGCGCTTTGAGTAGGAATCTGCTTTCTCTTGTTCCGCCTCTGTCTTGATCTTCCCCTCGATCCAAACATGGTGGTCGTGGTGTACCGGGGCATGACCGTTCAGCACCGCTTCGCGCATCTGCTTCTCGTCGGACAGCACGTTGTCTATCTTGCCGCCGATCTCATCGACGACTTGAAGCATCAGAAGCATGACCAGCTTCATCTCGGTGTTGTCCGTTTTTGATATGACGGCCATGATCTGCGCCTTGATGGTGTGGTCACTCAATTTCAAGCCCCTCTTGCTTTACCCATTCGTGGAAATTGTTGATCTTTATTGCGTCTTGAGCGCATCGCCCTGCGAACTCTTCAAGGAATCCGCCAAGTCTTTGTTCGCCGCTTCCATCATCAGGGCTTTGGGAACCTTGGGCTTGACCACTATCACCGTCGATTCGCACCGGAGAGCCATCGGGCAGCAGCCCATGAGACTTGAGCCAATCAGCAATAGCAGCACGGCCAGCGGTAGATTTCGCATATTCGATGTCCTTCTTGTGTTTAGCCTCAACCGCCTTTCGAGCGGCCTCGTCTTTGAGTCTTTCCTTGTCTGCGGCTTCTTTCTGCCGCGCCTTCTCGCTGTCCCATAGGAGTTGAACGGAGGCTTTACCCTCTTCGTACTTCACATGCCCATGGTAGAGCCATGCCATGACGATAGCGGCCATGAGCGCACCGCCTATGGCGAGTTTCACTTGAGCGATCATGCCCAGCCTTTCTTGAACTCACGAGCTACCAGAAGCATGACGTATGCCCAAACAGCGACCCCGGCAGCACAAGCTACGCACACCACCACCAGCAGCGGGAGCCAGATTGGGGACAAGACGAGCATGGCGATGATCTCTAGCGTACTCATTCCGCCTTGCCCTTAACGTATTGCTGGAAGGCCCATCCCTGCAAAGCGGAGATAGGGACAAGCACAGCAGCGATTACAGCGGCAGTGCCAACCTTATCTTCGCCACCCATCAGGACTGCGTAAGCCCATGCCTCTCGAACGCCGTAATAGGTCATCCAAAGCGTAAAGGCCAACACCAAGCGGCGGATCACCGCGCGCCCGTCGATGAAGTCCAGAAGGCTTGTTGTGGCTTGCTTAATCATGGCATGTCGGGCCATATTCTATTGCCCTTCGATATGTTTACTGACTTTGGTATAACTCGTAAATTTGCCTCGCAATGCAGTCCGCAAACATACTTAGATTGAAGTGGAACTATATGGTCAACTTCATGTTTTACGCCTGTTGCTTTAGTTCTTAATATCGCAAGATGGTAAATCTCTTTAATGATAAATCTATCAGCCCAGTCAACATCAGCCAGTCTTTTTGCCGCTCTTCTTCTTGCAACTATCGACTGCGCGGCATCTTTATTTTTATTTCGCCATATAACAGCTCGTTCCGCGCACTTGTCTTTATGCCTAAGATAATATCTATCACATGCAGCCTTTCTAGCTATCGGGCATTTCCCTTTTGCTATAGGACGCTGCTTTTTAGGCTTTAACGAATTTCTTTTCTTTATAGAAGCATATATTTTCTGTTTGTTTAACTGAAACCAGTCGGCCTTGTACTCTTTTCTTTTTTCATTGGACTTGGCAACAGTCTTTAGATACTTAGATCTATTCAAATGTGTCCATTTTTTATTTTTCTCATTTACACAATTCATACAAGACGACTGTAATCCATCTTTTTTGCGCGAGTGTTTTCCAAAGAATTCTTCTGACAGCTCAATCTTGCATGTGTGACATATCTTCATGGATAGAAAAACCTACTACCACTTTTAGGTTTTTTCGTACTTATATGAACCCATCCATTAGTTGCCGATGGATGCTCAAAATATAAGTCCAAATGTTCATATTCAGATTTTGCGATTGGCGAATTTACTAACCAACTTTTTATTTGATTGAACGGGTCATACAGGTCTATGGCCATCCCCAGCTTGTGAGCCGAAGCGGGAGCGCCGATGGTGCAGCACTGTTCACGGAACCCACCATTCTTTTGCCCACCTACTTGAGACTTTGTATCAGGATTGACTTGGAACGTCACACCATCAGCCATCCCGGTCTGCATCAAGCTGTTCACAGCGCGCAAAAGCTGGTCAATGTTCGCAAGGATTGGTGGCGTAAGGTCTTTCGACTTAGCATACGGCCCAATATATTGCTGCTTAGAGATCATTTCGCGCCCAATAAAAAGCCCCGCACTTGGCGGGGCATCGTTGAATTCTGTGGCTTGAGAGAAGGAAACTCTCAGCCTAGTGATATTAGCTTCTACCTAGTTACGTTTTTTTTGTCAAGCATATGCAGCCACCTCGATTAACCCCTGCCCGATCATCTCTTGCTCCAATGTGTTCTCAATGTTGGCCTCGATTCTGTCCAAGGCAGAATACACCTTCTCCTTCCACTCAGGAATAGCGGCGTGGCTGCATTTCAAGTCTGTGCGGATGGCATTCACCCCAATGGATGCGCCGAAGTAGTTGCGGATCAGCTTCGATACACCTCGGTTGCTGTGGATACCAGTGCCGAGCGAAGCCATCACCGCCTTGACCAATTGAGCCTCCACCGCGTTTGCGATGATTACTGCGGCCCTCTGTTCCTCGGAAAGCCTTACGTCCTTGTCGCTATGTTCTCGCGTCTTGAACACCTTGCCGTACTGAGCGGCGATCCACGCCTTCTGGTTTACGTCCGATAGGCGCTCCACCATCCCAAGGATGAGGGCGGCTTGCGCGTGTCGGTCATGGGCGGTCAGTTCAGATCCGTTCCGCTGGGAGCTGGGCATCATCGAAAACACACTCGACCCCTTCAGTATTGGCGTTCCGCATGTTTGGATAGCCCAAGCTAAACAATGTCCGACACTCTTGAATTGCATACTTACCCCCTCTTTAACTCAAACCTTTTGCACTTAACCAGTTCACGCTTACCTACTCCGCAGAACTCCCTGTCCAGCAACTTCTCCAAGTGCTTGCAGCCTTTGCAGCTTCTAGCCTGTGACCGCATGGCGGCGTAGATTGGGTCTCGGTACATCAGACTTGGGTGGGCCGTCATGCGACTACACTCACAACACAGCGGTCTTTTACAACCAACTCAACACCACCAGACTTTATCTTGCAGCTTCCAGAGAACTCTATTACTTTGCGGTTTCCTTCCGTGAGGATTGCAGCTCTAACCGCATCAACATCAACACCAAGTACGCGCTCGATGTATCGCAGTAGCGCATGCTCTGAAACAATCGGCTCCTTCTTTGTGGAATTGTTGATCTTCTGAATCACGCTATTCAGTTCTATCTTCTTGGCCGCAGACTCACGCGCATACCTGTCGCGCTCCGCCTCAAGAGTCTTGATCTCTGACTCCAGATTTGTTTTTCTGACTTGCAATCCTTTCAACTCGGCGCTCATTTCTTACCGCCGATCCTGCGCCAGCTACCGTCAGCGCCTCGGATGTAGTCCGTGCCAGCCCTTGTAGCGATCTCGCACACCGTCAGCCCATTTGATTTAACCAACTCCACCGCCTGCTCGAACTTCTTTGCTTTACGGCTATCAATGAAACTACTCCACCATGCTTTAAACATTATTCCCCCTGTTTAAATTGACTCGCTTCTCGGTATCTTCCCTACATTCAGGACAGCAAAAAGATCCTGTTGTCGGCTCACCGCATCCATCGTTGTTGCATACGCCTGTCTTTGGATACTCTGGCTTGCGTTGCTTTAGGCAGATAGATCGATCCAATTCCTCTCTTGCTGATGCGTCGTCGTCAAGCGTCATGCTTGTAGCTCCTTGAGTTTTTTCTTGTACGTTGCCTTCAAATCTTTGTAGTCTTGGATGGTGTAGTGCTTTGCTTCGTGCGGCCCTTTAAGCCTATCCACCTCTAGCTGTCCGATGCGGCGAATAAGCTCGATTTCATATTGCTGGGAAACCGTATGATTCTTTCGCGTGAAATTCCCCGCTCCTCCGTTGCATTTTTTGCATTGCTTTGCGGCATTGCGCTCATCGAATGCAAGCTCTGGGTGACTTCCTCTTGATAAGAAATGGCCGCAATCCCACTTCCCTCCGTATGTGTTCTCGATCTCATTCTCTAGCCTCCCGCACGATACGCACGGCATATCCTTGTCCCTTAATCTAATAAACTTGTTGAATACCGCTTGCGCCTCGGCCCTGTATTCGTTCTTCGGCTTAAGCTTTTCCTTTGCGACACGGTGTTCCACCCTTTCCTTTTTGGCTTTATCAGCCTTTGCTTTACCAATAGCGCAGGCTATTCCGCAGACACTTTGGAGTGGCTTTGTCGGCTGGAAGTGCTGCTTGCACTGCTTGCACTTCTTGGCTCGAAGCTTTGGCACTTTGTTGGCTGGTTCTTTTTGCTTCGCCAGTCCGTGGCGTTTCCGAAGAGAATCTGCAATTTCGGACACTGCCAGACCGCCCAATTCCCGCCACGTGGTGTCTCGGTCTTGCATATCCAGTGTCGGCAGGTCGCGCATTTCAAAGAGACTCCACGAATCTAAAACCTTCCAGCTTCCCAATGTGCGTCTGGTGAAAATGGTTCTTTATGTGCGGCCTGTTGGCGTAGAAGCCAGCATCAAAATACAATCTTGAAACTTTTGAAAAGCCATTCCTGTCTGTAGTAGGCAATGCTCTTGCAAGCTTTATGTGTTTTGTTTGTTTCATTGCTCATCCTTCAGCGCGGCTTCAAGCAGTGCATCCCATTCTTTCGAGGTGTACTGCTTGACCTCGCCCTCTTTGCCGAACCAATGCGCTCCGCAACGGGTGCATACGCGATTTACCTTCACACCTTCAGTCTCTCCAAATAGCGGGTATTTGTAATCCATCGTGTGAATGCTTTGTCTGTCGCAACACTTCATGCTTCATCCTTTGGGAATTCCAACATTACGCCGCGCTTTGCAAAGTCAGCCTGCACAGCCTCCAGATACGCGCTCAACTGCTTCTTGGTCATCAGGCTAGTGACGGGTAGGTACTGCATTGCGGATAGCTTCTGCTCGTATGTGAGCGTGTTCTTGATGGACTTGTCGTAGAACTCTCTGAACGTCTCATCTTCAGCGCGCAGGATCGGTACGCCGTGCATCAGTTTGCAATAGGCTTTCCAACCTAAAGCGCTATCCTCCCGTAGCTCACGCGCAAGCTGGTCGTACCAGCAGTGTGAGATTGCGTTCTGATCCATGCTCCTAGACTTCCCGATCTTGATGTCAAGCTTCAGGTATCGGTTGCGCACATAAAGCTCACGCACAATGCCTATTGCGTCTTGGAGAGCGTTGTCGCTGTTTATCGTCAAAGCAGTCATCGCACCACCCCCGCCCACCACTTACGGAAAGAAGTCGCCTCGTAGTAACAAGCGCGCAGTGTTTTCATTGCAGGCTGTGGCGCACCGTTGCCGCTCATGTACCCGCGAAGCACTGCCATCGTTACGCCGAACTCAGCAGCCAGATCCTTGAATGTGATTAGAGGTGCGCGCTTGGTTGTGCGGTGCATTGGGGAGAGTTTCATTTGTTCAATCTCCCATATAGCAAGCTGAATGCTGTTGCTGCCACTGCTGGAAACTGTGCATTTCCAATGGCGCTAATCCTGTCCACATAGTCGGGAACCCCATTGCTTTTTCTGCAAACAAGTGGCTCAGGAAGATCGGATCTTCCGCGCAAGTCCTGCACCCCTCGGACATCTTTGCACCACGAAACTCCGCGCTTCCCAAATACCTGTTCCTTGAACTGCCCTTGTATTCGTTCTTCCCGATTGTTGGCAGCGAGAATCCAGATTCTTTCGCGCAGATGAATTGCGCCGATGTCTCGCGCTGAAAGCACTCCCCACTCCGCATCGAACCCCATCGCGGCCAAGTCTCCAAGGACTGCTCCAAGTCCGCGAGAAGTGAGTGCTGGGCTGTTTTCCATGAATGCGTAGCTTGGTCGAACCTCGCCAATAATCCGCGCCATTTCACGCCATAGGCCGCTACGCTCTCCTTCAATTCCACGCCCCCCCCCCGCAACACTGATGTCCTGGCACGGAAAACCTCCAGATACGACATCAACAATTCCTCTCCACGGCTTTCCATCAAAGGTGCAAACGTCATCCCAAATCGGGAAAGGCGCGAGAATCCCGTCATTTTGTCTGGCGCACAGAACGCTTGCTGGGTATGGCTCAAGCTCGACTGCACAGACGGTTCTCCATCCAAGCAGATGTCCGCCGAGTATTCCGCCACCAGCCCCAGCGAAGAGCGCGAGTTCTCGTAATCCTCCATCAGCGCCCGTGAGATCAGCCATGACATTTCCTCAAATACCTCGCCAGAGTGGATAGCAACTTGTCGTCGTCTTTGCAGAGGCCAAGGACGGTGTTGCACCTGTTGCAGAGAATTCCTCGCACAGCTTGCGAGTCGTGGCAGTGATCGACGTGCGGCGTAGTTTGCTTATCGCCCCACTGAAATGATCGCTTGCAGCACACGCAAGCATTACCTTGTCGTTGCAACTGCTCGTCAAACCATGTTGGCTCAACGCCGTATTTCCGCACAAGTTCTTGCCGGTAGTGCTTTTGCCTGTTGTCGGCCCGGTATTTCTTGACTGCATCAATGTTCTGCCCGCGCCATTCACGCACCTTGGCTGTTGCCTTGTCCTTGTTGCGCTCGTACCAGTCCTTTGCCATTGCGCGTTCACATACCTTGCAAGCCGAGTGGTGAGACTTTGCGCCTGTGCGCTGATAGAAAGCAGATAGCGGAAGATCGTTACCGCATTTGCTGCATCGCTTGGAACCCATGAAACCTCCCGAATAAGTGGCTTCATTATACCAGCGCCTGCGAACAAAGCCAACTCATTCAATCCGCCTCCCCGAACAAATCCTTCTGCACCGCAGGCAATCCAACCGTCTGCACTCTGATACCGCTCAGACGATCTTTGCGCGACTCCTTCAGCTCAAGCTGCTCTGCTTCAAGCAACTCGAATCGACGCGCAGAGATCGTGCTTTTCTGAAACCCAAGCGCATCAGCCAATTCACCAATCGACCAAGATCCTCCGCGCTTCTGGATGAAGTCGAGAATGAGAGAGCATTGGGCTGACTTGCCTGTGTGGTTATGGAAAGCTGAAATAGCGGTATCTACTTGTGCGATTTTCATTTGAAACCTCGCGGCTGTTGCTGTGCTGAAGCATTCCAATCTGGCAATGTTCCAGCGAAGTTCTCAAACCTGACTTGATGGCCGATGTACGTCACACCAACGCGACCTAGCG